GAATCCACTAACACCACCTTCATTAGGAGGTCCAATAAATGCTGTCTTAACACCTGCTAACACAGTAGCTAATTTTAAAGAATCTTTTTCGGTAAAGTCTACATCTTTCATGGCTTGTAAACCTGGAGCTAATACTAATAAAGCACCACCAACAGCAGCATACATAACAGGACCTAATAATATAGCACCGGCCGTAAGTGTCACTAATGCACCTGCAGCAGCCATAACTAATCCTAGTCCAGTTAATAAGGCCATTTGTATACCAACATCTTCTAATGTAGTTCCTTTAACTGCTTTTGCAAAAGGATTATAACCTAAACCAAATACTAATAATCCTAAACCTATTGTAACAAAACTTAAGGCCCCTTGTAATATTTGACTAAATACAGTACCGGCTAAAGCAAATACTCCACCTATACCAGCTAATATTAAAAATTGTATTCCTACACCTTCCATCGTTGGAGCTGTTGCTGCAACGGCACCAGCGAAAATTGCATAACCTATACCAAATACAATTAAGGCTAAACCGGTTACTGCTAATGCAGTAGCACCTTTATTTACTTGCTTTTCTACTAAACCTAATAATGCGACGGCTCCACCTACAATTACAATTGCCGCAACCATACCTAACATTAATTGAGGTCCTCCCATTACTATTAATGCTGTCACTAAAGCAAAACCAGCTAATCCTGCAGCAAACTTAAGTATAGCATCACCCATTGTTTGCATTGCATTTGCACCTTTATTAATTATAGATTCTCCCATTCCTAGTAATAAGAATAGAGGTACGGTTAATGCTGTGGCTAAATATAAAAGAGGAATACCAATAGCAGCAGGTATTAATAATAAAGCAGATAAAGCCAATGACTTTGAAAAGTTTAATATTGAATCACCCATTGTCATTAGAGTATTAACTCCCTTTTCCATTGATTTAGGATCTGAATCCGCCCACATTTCTATTTGTGCCCTAACAAAATCATTAAACTTAGTAATGGTTTTACTAGGAACCAACATAAATAATAATAAACCTTTTGCAACACTTATAGTTCCAGCTCCTAACATTTGAAATGCGTTAGCACCTTGCTCAAATTTAGATTCACCACCTCCACCTCCACCAAATAAAGCTGAAAGACCTCCACCGCCTTCTTTATTCCTCATTAACTGAGTTTGTAATTGAAGTTCAGATAATATAGCACTTTGGATAGCATCACCTACTGCACCGCTTGTACTTAAACTGGCAGCTAATGCACTTATAGAAGCAGAAGTTTGTTCGGAACTAGCTTGATTAGTTTGTACACTTGTAGCAAGTGCAACTGTTAAATCATCTAGAGTTTGTGCAGTAGACTCAGTCGCCGCTTGGATCTTAGTTAATGGATCCATCAAATCTTTTAGTGTTACCGCTGCCAATTGTTATGGTTTTATTTTACAGTTTAGGCATTTTCATCGAAGGCATCCTAGGAGCTTTATATTGACTCATATTTTTAGATGCTTGTCTTTGCATACCTGATACATTATATTTATCCTCTGCATCTTTAGTATTTTGTTGCTCTTGTTTATTACGATCTTTTAAGAGATCATTATAAATTTCTAGAGTATACTCATACTCATAGTAAGGAAGCAAATCCAGCTCTGATGGCTGGAGATGCAACTTTTCTAATAATAAAACTCTAACTTTATAAAAGTTCAGAAGAGATATCTGGAATAATGAAGAGAGCCTTGATACCGCCGGGAAACGTTAGCGGAACGGTGACCTCCTCACCGCAACTTTTACATGGGAATCCCATCTCCGGTTTAACACCGACTTTCATATCTTCAGCTAACCTATACACAATTGTATATTTAGTAGCATCCCAGCCTTGAAAAGAGGTAATCTTTGCAAAGATATCTTTTTCACTCCATCCTCTCCACTCTCTTTGTAGATAAGGTAAGATGGCTAATGTAGATTTATCCCAACTCTGGTTTTTCTCTTCTCTATCTCTGATATACTCTGTTATCGCCCTCATAACACCTATAGTAGGAGGTGCCATTTTGATTTCACCATAACTCTTAGTAGTTATAGTATAACATTTATCAGCAGGATCGTAATATTTTTCAATCTTTTCTGCAATATTATTAAACTGTAAATTCTGAGTTCTTAACTCTACTGATTCTTGTGATTTACATTGTGAACCTTTACATTTCTTTTTACCAACTGGCATCATTAATGTTTGTTCACCTGTTTTAAATGTTAATTCTCTAATTGCTAAAATTAAATAAATTCTATCTTCTTCTAAAATATCTTTATAAGATCCTCTTTGATTACCATACATTATTTTAGTACAGGATAGAACAATATTATTTAAACCATCATCAACTTCTTTTAGATTATTTTCATCTACTGTAGAGAATGCTCTAATTTCAGCAACCTTTGCTGCCCTAATATGTATTTCAAAATCATCTCTATAAAATGCACCACCTGATGGAAATTGATTTAAATCTAATTTAGTATAACCTACTAATGAATTTAATCTTTTTACTTCAGGATCATCTGGTGATGTATGGTCCATTTGTTTTTGGACTTTTACTTTACCTAAGTCAGTAACAACCTCTTTGGGAGTTTCTGTAGCTTCTACTGCAATACCTTCGGCAGCAGCAAATTCCTTTTTAATATTTTCTTCGTGCTCTTTTGACATTTTTTAATTGTTTTTTATTAATTGTTTTTCAATTTTGTTTTCATCAACAATATGCTCTACTATAAGCTGTCTAACATACCTAGAAATAGCTACAGGTTTTGTACCGTTTTCCATTGATTTTTGTATGATTATTGTATTTAAACTATCTTCGTCTTCTGGTGTTAGTAAAACTTGTAATTTTTTAGTAAGCCTTTTCTTTTGAGGAATAAGTTCTTGTACTGTTTCATTAAAACCATATTTAGGATTATCAGACTTAAATTTACTAATCCAATATTCAACTCTTTTTAAAACATCACTTAAAGATTCATCATTATCAAAAACTTCTAATACTTCTCTTTTAAAAGCTTTAGTTCCAAAATCTTTAACTGCTCTTTTAATATACTTTCCTGTTCCATAGTTATTAGGATTATCATTTACTGAATATCCTACATAAACTTTGTTTGTTTTGTTTTGTTGTAGTTTATAGATTATCATTTCTATATTATATATTTTATATTATATATTAGAGTGAGGACAAAAAAACTGGGAATATTTTACTAATCCCAGTTTTTTAAATTATTTATGCTCCTACGTTCTCTTCAACCCAGTGATCACAACGATAAGTCATTGTTAATTCAGCAGGATCTTGAGTTTCATAATTCAATTCATCCACAAAATCAGGTTGTCCAGTTGGGAATACATCTTTAAATGTAATCTTTCTGAAAATATCACCTGCTCTGTTATATTGAACTACAATCATACTTCCTACATAATCTTTCTTTAACCCCATTTCACCTGTTAATGGATCATAGATTAAATTATTCCAATTACGGAAAGTATTGTAGATGTAGTTTTCGTTAGCTTCATTCAAGTTAAGACTGAAGTTAAGAGTTAAATCAACAAACGTCTGTGCTGGCATACCTGCATAAGATCTATCAGCAAACTTGTATTTTTGATTTACGGCATCAATTGATGGATTTAAGTTATTTAAACCTCCAATAGTTTTTACCTGCTCTAAGATTAAACCCGTATCGTCTCCTAGTGGTGAAAATACAGTCACCTCAAATAGGTTAGGCTGAATAGGTTCGTATCTTTGGCTACTGGCCCTTGATTGGGTATAATGTGGTAACGGCATAGTTTACTTTATTTTTTTATATATTCTTCTTTTGTTATCTTCTTATTGGAAGTTTCCTGTACTGATTGCTCCAGTTCTTAAAATAGTTGTTCTTTGTACAAGAATTTCCATTCCTCTTACTGGTTCAATATAAGTATCTAGGATACCTACATTTTGATCAATAACTTCTGGTGTGTTATTAGTTTCATCCATTATATTTCTATAATCATAAACACCATCATCATTTTGAATCGTCGCTAAGAAATTATCCGCTAATGTTTTTATTTCTAATCTCGTTTGAGCTGTATTAAATTCAAATAAGTAGTTTTTAAGTATTGCTTCAATTCCATCTTGGATATAAATTACAACCTCTCTAACATTAATTGAACTTAAAGCAGATTTCGGAACTTGCTGTGCAGTTTTATTTGCAAAGATAGTTGGACCTGTTCCACTTTGGAATACAATCGGATTAATTCCGAATGGCTCTAAGTAGTATCTGTCATCTTGATCAAGATTAAGTTCTAATCCTACAACTCCATTTCCACCTATTACTCCACGTCTTACACCTGCTACAATTGACCAAGGTAATGCGTTTTCATATTTAAGAATAAAGTTATTAGATACATATGCTGCAGGTGGTACACTTATATTCTTACCTAAATCTCTAACAGTTAAGAATGGATAATAATAACCACCCCAAGACCCACCTTGCGTTGTTGCAGGTAACGAGAATCTAACTGTTGGATTTAATGCAAGATTTCCACCTTCAGATATAAACTTCGATGATAAACCACCAGTGGCATCAGTAAAGCTTGGATCTGTATTTTTCTTAAAGTCTTTAGCTGATGGAGAATTAACGATTGCAAATGCATTCTTTCTAGTCATACATAAGTTAGTATAAATAGCTTTACAATTTGCTTCAATTCCATTTCCATAAGTATCTACTACATAACGGAAGTTTATTGTTTCTCTATCAGTTAGAGCTTTAAATAAGTTTGTTCCACCTAAAATTGGACTTAAACATTTATTTTGTCTAGCATTTGTTCCATCTGGTACATGTTTAGTTGAATCTAATGCAAAACCAGGTAATTCAAATACATTAAGGTAATCAACCCAAGAATCAATTGGATAATAAACCTCTACTGTTTTTAAAGCACCTTGTGCAGTTACACTAATTTCAGATTGAGTAGTAACTTTAATTGCAGTTGTTCCTGCAGGAATAATTGGATATTCAGAAGGAGTTAATCCACCTTCAACAATATTAATTCGAGTTAACCTAGAATGTGGTATTGCAGCAGAACCTTCAAAATGAACCATGTAATTTCCTACAATTATATCAGCAGCTTCTGGTGAAGTTGTTGCTATTAGGATTTCATTTGGTTTAAGTGTTGGTTCATTTAATGAATCACCTATAATATCTACAGTAAGGTTAAGAGCACCTTTTAAAGTTTGTACACCTAAACAATTTACTGGAACTAATGTTGTACCATCAGACTTAAGATATTGCCCAGTTCCATCAATTGTAAATTCAGATTGTGGAGTTAATTGTGCAAATGAATCATTCTGGTAAGGAGTAATTAAAACTGCTGGTATATAATAAGCAGGGTCAGAAATTGCTCTCTTGGTTGGAGTTCCACCACTTGTAGTAGTTGCTCCAGCTCCATCTATAATCCATCCATAATCTACAGCATTCATTGCTAAGAATGAAGTATAAGTACCTAATGAATCTTTATATACTGCTTCATCACCATCAGTTAAAGTACCGTTAGCAAATTGCTTTTGTAATGTTGATCCATAAGAACCAACAATTCCAGCAGCTCCACCGTTTACATTAGCATTTCTTACAAAACCAAAGTCAGCTTCATTAATTAAAGTATAACTTGCAGTTGCATCTGTTGGAAAATCAGATAATTGAGTTGAACCAACATCTGATAATAATACAGTTACAGTATTACCTACGGTTTGTACCGATGTTACTGGTACCCATTCTCCTGTTACAGAATCCAATATGAAGGATCCTACTAATGTAGAAGTATTTGCTCTCATTCCTGAAAATGCAGTCCATATAGCATCTTTAGTTGCATTAGCATTTTCAATTTGTATTTGTATACCTCCAGCAGTTGGAATAGCAGTTGTAATAGTACTAGTAGAATTCACTACAGTAGTTGCCAACTCACCAGTTCTACAATAAGATAAATCAGAAACAATTGATCCACCGTATGATAAGAAATTAACATCATCTTGGATTGAAGTAGCCTGAGTGTATTCAATATTGTGACCTATCATATCAATTCCTCCAGGTACACCATCTATTAAAATATCTCCACTAAATAAATCTTCATTTACAGTAACAAATAATCCAGTTGATGCAGTATCAGCATTAACAACTTTTTCAACGAAAAGGTTATTACCTAATAAATCTACAAAATCAGGAATTAAACATGCAGTATATGTTGCTTGTAATGTTACTTCTGTTTCATTAAAGAATTCTTGCATTAAAGTATCCGTAGAATCAGTTGCAAACTTCTTTCTTTTTAATCCTTGTGTTGGATCAAAATACTTTTGGAATAATGGATCCGAATTAAATCTTGAATAAGGAGTAGTTGAACTAAAATCTCCACCGAAGTTTCCTTCTAATACAAATACATCTACAAAGAAGTCAGATATTAAACTATCTTTATCTAAGAAACCTGGTACATTTGCAGCACCATACCATTCTTCAACTGTTACTTGGAAAGGTAAAACATTTGTTGGTGCAGATTTTTTAACTATTACTGAAATAGGATTTTGGCCTAAGTTTGTAACATCTAGTAAATCATTTACTGTTAATGAACTTAAAGCTGATTGATTTGCCCCAACATTAGTTAAAAAGTCTGATGTTGATGGAAACCAAAATTTATCTCTGTTATAAAATTTAGCATACTCATAATCAGCTCCAATATTTGATTGTGCTTCTGGTGTTGATGCTGTTGCAAAACGAACTGCATTAACTTTATCATTAGCATCTAAGCTTAATAAATTAAGAGCAAGAATAGGACCTCTTTCAAGAGCTGCTAAACAGCTTCTGTGGAAAAAAGAATCTTTTCTTTCTAAATTTCTATCTATATCACCGTATACTTGTTTAAAGAAAGAAGTATCGGGAACAAAGACGGGTGTATTGAACGGGCCTGTCTTAGAAAAACCGACTACCAATCGAGTTTGATTTGCTGGAATACTTACGACTTGACTTTTATCAAATTCAAACCTATATGTTCCTGCAGCCTTAAGAGAAGCGATTTTCGGATCTAGTGCCATCTTGTATTATATTTTTTTATTATTTGTTTTTTTATATATCCAC